GTTTGCAGATCTGCTTTTAATTTAGCGGCAAGGTCTTTGTCTGCGACTGCTTTGTCAACTGTGTTAAATAAGATTTTCGCAAGTGGGGCAACTGCTTGAATGATTGGCAACATTGTTCAAATTTCTCCTTTCTTCTTATACCAAGAAAAGGGGCCATTTGCAACATCACACCCATTGCTTTATCTCCAGCTACAGTCCATTTCCAAGATTTTTTTAAATGGTCTTTTTTAGGTATGTGGGAATTAACATAACCGAGTTTGAAAAAATCAACAAATCTAACAACAATATCTTCATCAGTCATTCTTACTTGAATTCTAAAATATCTATTATTTTTATTTTCCTTTCCCCAAAAACCAAATGATCCTTCACCTTCAAATACTCCTGCAAGAAATATTAATTTTTGTTCAGGCTTTAATGTTTTGTAGTCCAACGATTCCTCCCTTTTTTAATTTTAATTGTTCAGATGGCAACAATTGTGTTTTTTTAAATTTACCTCTTTTTAATTCATCTAATAATAATTTATATACCCTATCTGTGGCATTAAGCAATTTCTTTTTTGGTATACCTTCCCTTTCTAGTCCTTTTATTAAACCTGTTTGAAAAGCAATTTCAGGATTAGGTCCTACAAATTCTCTTATAGGTTGTTTAAGTGGTTTAAATTCTAATTTATTTCTTTTTTTAACAAGTGGATTATAAGTAAATCTATAGTTTTCAGGAATTGTTAATTCTATTTGTTTAAATTTAGCATTGTTTGCTTCTATTCTATTTAAAATATTTAAAGCTTCATCTGATTGTTTATTTTTAATTTTTTCATATGATTTATAGTCTTTTAAAATTTGTCTTAAAATTGTATTACTATATGACTCAAAACGTTTTAATGTTTCGTTAGTCATTTTAGATAAAACCATTAAATTTGGATATTTTAATGTTTGTGGTAATAAATTTCCTAATAAATTGTATTTTTGAAATTCTATTAAACTAACTTTGTTTACTGGATGATGGATATTAAATTGTTCTGCTGGTGATTTCATTAATGTTCCTTTTGGAGTTAATCCTGGTAAATAATTTCCTACTAATTCGTTTCTCATTCCTCTTTGATAAAAACCCAACGAAGATCTAGGATCAATAATTGTTTCTGGTGCATATTTTTGCACTAACTTAGTAGTATCTCGTACTACAAATTGAGGAGCACTTACCTCAGGTTCTTTTATTTTTGTTAATTCACCTTTTTTTCTTGCTTCTGACATTAAAGATTGTTTTTGCTTTCTATTAAATATTTTACTTGAATAGATTAAATGTCTAATATTATCTTGAACAACATTGAGAGGTTTTTTATTAAAAAAAGATTCAGAAATTTTATCTATTTCATTTTTATTTTTAACTAAAAAATCAAATTCTGAATTAACACCAGGGTTTTCAGCTTTAAACAACTTCATTGATTCATAAAAGTTTTTAGCTGGGTACTTTTTTGTAACTATATTTTCTATAATTGCTTGAGTAGATGGAGTTTTTACTTTTGTTTCAGTATTGTAAAAATCATATAGAGGTTTAAATTTTTCAATAGTTTTTTCTGAAACCAACCCTAAACTTTTTATTCCTTCAAAATCTTTTTTAAAAATTTCTGGTCTTCTGTTAAAATAACTTAAAACAAGATCTCTAGCTGCTGCATCCTGTTCTACATAAGCTTTTTCTAAGTTATAAGCTTTAGAAACTTTTCTTAAATTACCTGTAGAAATGGTACCGGGATCTAAATAACCTTTTTTATTTTTAAGGTTTTCGTATAAATTTTCTGTAAGTTTATTTACATCTATTTTTTTGTCTTTTATTTTAGAAGAAGTTAAATATACATCTTCATTTTTTGGAAGTTCATCAACGTAAGTAATAAAACTATCAGGATTTTTCGATCTTTGTCTTTCACTTAATCCTATTTTTTCAACTAATAATGATTCAACTGTTTCTGTTTTTTTAGGATCTATTTTATTGGCTTTAAAAAATATATCTTTAAATTTAGCTAATCCAGTTAATGCGGACATTATTGTTTCTTTTTAAGTTTTAAACCTTGTGAGGCAGGTCCTTTTAACGGGGGTGGTCCAAATCGCTTACCAGGAAGTTTAACCTTTTTTCGCTGGTTCATTGGATTTAGCTCTTAAAGATTGTTCTTGAAGTTTTAATTTATCTTTAGCAACTTTCATTCTTTCAGCTGCTTGTTCTTCTTGATTTTCTATTTTCATTCTTTCAATGTCAAATTTTTCTTCAAGTTCAACTTCTCTACGTTCTAAATCTTGTTGAGTTTCTTGAGCTCTTCTTTGAATGTCCATAGCCTTAAGATCTAATTCTCTTTGTTTCAAAGTTACTAATGGATCTTGTTGTTGTGTACCACCTTCTGCTTGAATAAGTTGTGTTGTTAATTCTGCAATTCGTTTTGCAACCATAGAATTAAATTGTATTTCAAATCCTGCTGGATCTTGTTGAGCCATCATATTCATTTCTTCAGATTCAGCTATCATTGCACCAACTTCTCCTTGTGCTTTGAAAGAAATGTGATCTGATATATGTCCTTGTAGTAATGCATACACCATAGGGTTAATTTGTATCATTCTGCTTTGAATAAATGCTCCGTGAGCCGCGATATGTGCATCGTGGTCCTGTTCTGGAAACACTTGTAGTAATTCCATCTTTAATGCTCTTGCATTTTCTAATGCAGGATCTTGTGGTATTGGTTCTTGAGGCGGTGGCATTAATAAATCTATTTCTCTTGTACCAATTGCTTCATAAACACGTCTATATGCTTCTCTTAAGTCATGCATTTGCGGATTTGACTGTGCAATTTGTAATTGTGTCTGCGCAAGTGTAAATCTTTGAGCCATTGAGAAGATATTTGGATCTGCAACGGGTATAACATCAACTTTGTCATCAAAATCTTGTACTTTTACAAGTCTATCTGCTCCTGTAACTGCATATGGGTAAACTGGAGGTAGGTAAGTTGCAAAAACATCAGCTAAAAGATTAAATTCTTGCTTCATCGTGTAATAAATTCGCTTGTGAATAGCTGACATGACCCTTGAACCACGCTCCAAGAGTGCAATTGTCGTTCCAACAGCCCTATTTGCAACATCTTCACCTAATTGCATGTCTGCAATTGATGCAAAACGCTGTCCGGCTTGAACACAAAAGCCTAAAAGTTGAAATAAAGTTGGACTTGGCTCTTTAAAAGGTAAAATTTGGAATTGATCTTTGATATTTCCGCCTGGTGCATCAACATCTCTGAACTCACCTGGTTGAAAAGGTTGATCATCATCACGAATTCTAATACCTCGTGACTTAAATCCTGCTGGTAGGTTAGCTAAAGTACCTGCATCAAGTAATTGTCTTAGTGCAGAAGTGGCTGTTCGTGATAATCCACCTATCATATGAATTAATCCGAATCCATAGAAGCCTAAACCCGGTAAAAATTTGTAATGAACAAAGTATTCTGTTCTTTTCATTAATTCATCTTCTGGATCGTAGTTACGATAGATAGATAAAATTTCTTGAGAGCCTTCATCAATTGTTACAATGTAAGGAATTTTAATGTTTCTATCTTTTTTACTTAAATCTGGATTCTTTTCGTATTCTTCTAAATCTAAATCAACATGCATTTCTAGTATGTTGTGTTGAAACTCTGTATCTCCTGCAGGTTTAACTCCTTCGATTTCATCTAACTTTTGTTTTAAATCACTTTCTTCTGGTCTTTTTACAGACAATTCTACATCTCTATAAAAACCTGCTTTTTGTTTTTTAAGAACTTCATTATCACTCATCTTAATAACGTGAGTGATTCTTTCACAATCTTTTAAGTCAGTTGCATAATAAGGTACAACTAAGTCTTGCGCAGGCACGAACTTAGCAACTGCTCTTTGCATTATTTCGTCATAGTAAATTTTTTTAAATGTAGATCCTGATATTGGTAAATAAAATAATAACTGGTCAAACTCTGGAGTATATTCTTCCATTTGATCTACTAACATGTAGTTCATAAAGTCTTGAACTCTTTGTGCTTGTTCTACAGTCTCACGAGTTGCAGCGCCAACGACTTGTGTTCGCACTGGTCCCTCTGGTGGTAATAATTCCTTGTAAGCTTGTGCTTGAAATTGCGTAACAGATTCTGCTAGTAATGGATGAGTTACACCTGATGCACCTTGAAATGGTCTAGTTTGATCTGTGTATTTAAAACCTAATAAATCTAAACCTTGTGTATATGTTTGTTCCCAATCTTGTCTTGAAACTTTATCTTTTCTAAAATCTTGAATAAGAGAATTAGCCATACGAGCTAATACTCGTTCGTCCATATCTTCTGCTATGTTCTTATAAAAGTCTTCTGCAGTTTCTTCTACTGTCTCTTCAATTTCACCTTCATCGTTTGGTGTTTCGATTTCTATATCGACTTCTTTTTCTTCTACAAGAGGATCTTGAGATGGATTATTTTTATCTATTTCAGCCATGATTTAGTGATTTGTTATAGCAAATATTATAATATCACGCAAATATATTAACGACTAGACCGCCCTCTTTTTTGTATAGTTTAAAAGGCGTACCTTTCATAGTATCAGTCACTTTTATACCAAAAGCAGGATAATACAGGTTTGGATCATTAGCTTCCATTTTTACTATTTCACCACGTTTTCCAGTTATAGATTGCCAAGCAACAGCTTCTTCTTGTGTCTTAAAAGCAGCTATATGCTGTTGTCGTAGTTGTTTTGGAATACCTAAAGCTTTTGCTGATTTTTCATCTAAGTTAATTTTTTCAACTATTTTAAAAGGTTTTTCAGGATCAGATAAAGATACGTTAATTGTTTTCGCTTCAGAATTGTATTGTCTTGCTAAATCTCTCATACGGTCAGGTATGATTGCAAACTGTTTTGGATTTGTAAGCTTTGTTTCTCCAGCTCTATCAGATTTTGCACTTACTCCTAATCTTCCAGCTTTACCTCCAGCATCACCATAAAACTCCCAATCTCCCAATTTACCATAATATGGTTTACTATCATTTGGATTTAAATTTCTTAACGCATGTAATCTTTCAACAGGATTAACAACAACCCACTCTACATTATTTTCAGCTGCAGTTTTTAATGTTTGTTTTAATGCATGATCGCCATATGAAGATCTGTCAAAAAATGGTAAATAAGGAACATCACCATCTCTTCCATACCTATCTTTAATTTTAGCAACATTAGAAGCATTCATAGTTTTTTTTCTAAGTTCTTCAAAATTAGAAGATAGTTTTCTAAATTCAACTTTATCTTTGTCTGTAAGTGCTGCACCCTTACTAGAAATTGCTTTCATTTTATCTTTTATATTATTTAAAGCGACATTTGCTTGATTAAATTCTTGTTCACTGTTAAATGGGTTTATAACTTTAGTTCTTGTTGGATCCGCTGGAAAAGCAACCGCTTGAATATCAGATTGTATTTCATCTATGGCAAATACTTTTTTATTTGGATTGCCTTCTAAAGATCTTTTTCCATATCGAGTATGATAAATTTGATTTTTAAAAGTTTCACCTGCTACTTCTTCATAATGTTTTTGTGCAGATAAAGCTCCTGGCTTAACATCTTTATCAAATGGAATTTTTTTAATGTAAGCAACATCTTCAAAGTAATCTTCAGCACCTTGTATTCTGTA